CGGCCAGCTATCACAGTGAGTCACGCATCCGACGGTGCTATCACACTGTTTCTGCTTAAACACAGTGCGGAAAAGATTGTTATACAGAGAATGGCATAATCTCTCTCTGTTACTCTGTCAGTCTAATCTAAAACACCATCTTTTAGTCAATCGCCCATTGCGGGGTGTTGCACAGCGTTGATTTCAGTGTTAAACGCAGGTTGTTCAGTTTTGTTTTTTATACTGTGCAGTAGTACCGTTGTACTGATATGGTGGATTTTTGCTCAGTAAACGCTGATTTTACGTTGTAAAAAAGCGTTTACCGCTCTGCGGCTGTGGGGCTTACCGCTGCGGCTTCGCCGTGTGTTCGGGCTCTAGTCGCCCGGAAGGTTGTTGAGAAACTGTCTCAGTTTGGTTGAGTCTGTTTCAGCACGTATCCGTTTAACAGGTTCACCTTCGTCGGGGTCTGTGTTCACTGTGCCTGAGTTGCCCTGTGTGCTGTTGCGCTTCAGTGCTGCCAGTATCTTTGATCCGCCTTGTGTAGCAGTAGTGGTTTCTTCTGCGTCTTCACCTAGGTCAAAGATTCTCAGTGTGTCCACATCAAAGCCAAGATCAATCTTTGAGTTAACACCACTGCTACTTCTAGTCTTCATCAGCTGGATCTGATAGCGTCCACGTTCTCTCATAGCTCTGCTGGTAAAGATACCGATCAGATTGTCTGCTGTGTTGATCTTGGATATACCACCAGAGATGTGACTATGATCAAATTCAATCTCTTCTACACTGCTTCTGTTCAACTGTGCTGCTGTTACAAACACCACTTTGAGTTCCATGGCCAAGTTACGCAGTTCTTCTGATACATACTTGTCTTTGACGAACAGGTTCTCTGCTGATATCTTAGCTGCAATAGGATGCATCAGATCTAGATAGTCTACCAATACTGCGTCCACACGTCGACCCATTTTGATTTCATACTCTTTGATGTATGCTCTGATATCGTTGGCGTTCTTGCCTGTGGGCATGTACTTGACCTGGAAGGCACCGCTCTTCTTGCCGATCATGCGCACTTTGATTTCAACGTCGTCGATATTCTTAAAAACGTCTCTACTAGGTATGTCTGATATCATTGAGTCCAGTCGCATACTCACTAGGTTCTCGCTGAGTTCGAAAGTGAGATACAGCACGTTCATACCTGTTAATGCCCAGTTCACACCCAGATTGGCCATGAACAAACTCTTGCCTGATCCTGATCCACCTGCGAAGATGTTGAGTTCGCCTCTGTTGAATCCACCAAACAGTTTGCGGTCCAGATTGGGCCAACCAGTGCTTACTTGTCCGTTGTTGTCTTTGATAGCTTCCAGTCTAGCTCTGGGGTCTGCCCAGTAGTCTGTGCCAAGGTCTTTCTGTAAGCCTATCTGCACAGCCTTCTTGACTAGATCCTCAACAGGACCATACTCACCCTTTTCCAGTAGGTCAGCTGATTTGAGAATAGCAGCTTCCAGTGCTTTGTGTCTACTAAAAGTTTCAAACTCACTCAGCAGCCAATCATAGTGACTTTCCTGTAGCTGTCCTGGATCTTTTAGATCTGTTCGAGTAGCAGCGTTGATCATATCAAATGTGGGCAGGCCGTTGTGTTCACCCACATAGTTTTTCAAGAACTCTGCTGCGGGCTGTAGGCGCCTGTCAAATGTGTTGGAGTCAAACACACCCTGACAGCGTATAAAGCTTTCTGCATCTGTGAGAAACATTTCCAGATACACACGCTGTATATCGTATCCATAGTCAGTATTTTGTCTAGTTGTCATTTTGTTTCCCTTATGTGCGAAGTTGCTTTGACACTGCCACAACTGCTACAGTTTACTATTATAACTCGAAATCTGTGTGTGTCAACAGTGATTAGATGTTCACTGGTTACTATCTGTGTACTGTCACAGCAGCCAGCAGTCAGTGCCATGCTGTGCCTATATTGTCGATTCTGTGCTGTGAGTGTGCTAGCACACAGCCCACAGCACTGCCTGGGTCACCTGGACGTGGCGGCACCCATACTGTGTCCCATCCACTGGTGATGCGTGATACTGCGTCTCTGTTCATTGCTCCGCCTCCTGCTACGGCTAGGTGTGTAGTGCCAGTGCGCCAATTGGCCCAGTTACTCAGTATCTTTACACTCCAGCAAAAGATTTCCTGTGTAGTGGCTGCAAGGTCCCGCAGGTCCTGTTCTGTGTTTATATCGGGTCTCCACCATAGACATCCTCTGTGTAGATTCTGTCTCATGCGTATATATGGATTACGTGCATCCTGTTCAATGTGTACAATATCTGTACACACTGCTTTCCAAAAACGTAGAGGATCTCCTCCCTTGGCCAAGTCTGCTACTAGGTATTCGTCCTGCTGTGGTACAAGCCCCAGCCTCTGTGTCATAGCTGAATAGAACAGACCTAGACTGTGAGGATAGCGTTGACTGTGTATCTTTTTTAAACGATTGTTTTTACCGTGCCACACAGTGAGCGTTTCGAACTCACCTATGCTGTCTAAGCAGATCACAGCACAGTCATCATGCGGCTGTGTGTAGTAGGCATAGGCCGCATGACTGAGATGATGCTGAGTATACTTGACGGGTACTCCGTGTAGATATAGGTCAGTGAGATACTGTTTAATGTTGTTTTCTCGCCATAGCCATCCTTGTCCTGCCAACAGCTGACGCACAGTCTTAAGACCAGGCTGTTCATACCAAACAAACTGATCAGCATATCCATAGTTGTTCATTATGTGCTGTAGCATTGGTTCATTGGGATGTGGATCTCCTGCTACACCGCTGAAGTCTTTGGCTAATCCTGCCCACTTTAATTCGTTGCGGTCAAATACCGCAATGCTTGCGTCATGACTGTTGCCTACCATTCCCCATGTGATCATTTAGTAACCTCGAAATAAAATCCAATGTCTTTAAAAGTTTTCCCTATCATATCATTAGTTAGATATTTAGAAATTCCGATCATGCTTTTTGTAATTTTCTTATCTTCGTTAAGGCACCATCTTCTTATAGTACTGCTACTTATTATATTAATTTTTTCAGAAGCCTCTTTTACCGAAGGGAACTTACCAAATGGTGTTACATAGTAACCTTTAAATGCTGAGCTTTTTTCTCCTGTGTATTTTCCTCGTAATTTGTCGCCGATTTCTTTTCTTTTTGCTGTTGAATGTTTTTTACCGAACATAGGATTATTTTTACCTGCTTGTGCTTCTGACATTTTAGCTCGAGTTTCGATAGTACGTTTTAACCCTGTTCTAGATATGCTCATTTTGCGTTTTGTTTCCTCCGAGTGCGGTTTTCGTTTTTTTCGTGATTCTGATAATTTCTTTTTGTGCTGTTCAGTAAAACCGTGAGCAGCATAATGGTTATCACCGGAAGGGAAGCCTTTGCCCCCTGCCTGTTTATTATAACAATTTTTATCAGTTTTCCATAAATTTCCAAGAAGTTGTTCTTCTTTACGATAACATTCTTCCTCGTTATCAGTTTCAAACAACACTTCTCTAAGAAAGTTTTCGACTCCATACTTTGCAATAGCATTGTCAATTACACTGCTACTACCAAAATAAAAATCAAATTCTTTAGTTTTTACTTTATGCTTTCCGATATAGTATTTTCCGTTTACTAAATTTATAGTTTTATAAACAATATATTTTTTCATACATTTATTCATCGATATATAAACGGATCCCTCTTGCGCAGTTCTTTTATTCTTTTACGAAAGCGAATTTCTTCTCTAACTCTAGTGTAGGGCCATATCAATACTGCCCAGATCTTTTTTAGGTAAACCATTTTTTCATCCTTAGTCTAATTTTGAGGGTTGAGTCTTCTGCTGCACTTACAATTCTGTGCAGTGTATATAGTCTGCCATGCTGTGCTACACAGTCACTCGCGTCTTTACAATCATCAGGCCAGTCAGGCAAGCTCACACTCCATCCCTGTTCTATGGCCTGCTCTGCTAGACTTTTGCCATTGCGATCTCTGTCAGGCACTACTATGATCTTCTTGTTCAGTCTGTTCAACAGCAGGGCCTGTTGGTCATTTATGTCTGATCCACACAGGGCACAGCCTTCTATGTGTACAGCGTCTATAGGGCCTTCTGTTACTATGGTAAACACTTTGTTGGGTGTTTGCTCATCTAGTCCATACACAAACCCTGGCTGGCTTTCCATAAGGTATCTAGGATTTTTGTCACTAGCCACTGTTCTAGCAGTCCATCCTACAATACGTCCTTCATAGAGGAAAGGCACAATCAATCGATCTCTATAGGCTAGGCTAGGGCTCCAGTAGTAGTCAGTGTCATCTACATTGAGATTACGCTGCGACATGTATTCAAGCACACTCATACTGTACTTGTTGAAGTTGATTATGTCTATGATCTTTACAGCGTCCTCAGGCAAAGGCACAGTATCGAACTTGGGCAGCGTGGGCATACCACGCAGGGCCTGTACAGATTCTATGCCTTCGTTTTCTCGCATCACTGCCAGTGACAGTTTGTTGATTACATCATCCGGCGCATTCATCCACTGTAGCAGACGTCGCAGTTTGTAACTGACATTGCGTCCAGGTTGCCATGAAGTTTTGAATCCACAGTTGAAGCAGGAATAACTTATGTGGTTGTCGCTGACAATCATGCCGCCTCTACCTCTTGTGTCAGCAGTGTTGCCGTTGTGATGGCAACACGGCGCATTTCCGGAGATCCATCCACTTGGAGTAGTTTTTGTTTTTCTTCCTAATTGCCAATAAGACAATATTATTTCGCAGATGCTATTTGTCAACACGAGTAACTTTCCACTTGTTTAAGTTTTTTTGTTCTCTAATAGTTATAGTGTCTTGGTATGATTTTCTGTACGCATTAAAAAGTTGCCAATAAGTTACGCCAAGTTCTTCTTTGTTTTGTTCCGAGAACTCTTTTAATCCATTGTCTGCATAATAGACGCCTCCTTCTGGGGATTCTATAACATAAGTACCTTGATGAGACTTTTTCTTTTTTTCTCGCGTTTCGTCACTGTCAGGATTAGTGTTGTATCTTTTCTTCTGAGCAACAGAACTATTGTGAGATTTTTGCTGTTTCTTTTCTTCGGTCATAGTTTGATACCATTTTGTTATAACACGACTAGCCGATTCGGAGTCTAACCCGTCGCCGCCATAAGTCATATTATATCCTTTTCCTAACGTGTAATATGTCTCGAGCTTATTAATATAGTAAATTTCTTTATCATCAAGTTCTTTTTTAGACCAAGTGCTACTCTCTTCAACTACTTCAAATTTCATATTCTCTATACCGTACTTGCGTATAGAATTAAAAATATATCTGTTAGTTTTATCATTATTAGCAGACTTTTTGTACCACTGTATTTTTTCGTCAAGGGTTGAAATAGTTTGACCAATGTATTGCTTACTGTTTGGCGCTGTAATTTTATATATTATCATAGCAATATTTATACAGTCCGCAGTTAAAACAAATTTAATCTGAAGATTTGCCAGCCGCCCTGCGTAGTTTTACGCTTGGTTGGGAGATATGTCAGAACTGTTTCGGCCACTACACTCATAATAAAAGTATAGTGCTAAATCAATGGTTTGTCAATCAGTTTTTAATCAGTATTTTAGTAACACTGTTGCTAGGATCAGAGTAGACTGCGAAACGTAGATGACTGAATACTCCGTTGAAGTTTACCGGAGCGGGTTCAGTTTCTGTGCCATCAAATTCAATTGTTTGAATAGTTGCCCAGTTTGTGGTTTCGTTTACTATATTGTCCAGAGTAGCCTGTACTGCTACTGTGCCCACATAGCTGTTGGTGTATATAGCTGCGGTGTGCAGTGCTTCGTTGCCGTTCAGTGCAGGCTGTGCGTCCACAGTTTCTGATGTCCATTCTTGTGTGTCTACACTTACACGCTGAAACGAACTTATGTTGTATGCTGCTTTTGGACCTGGAAAAGTTTTTACATTAACAAAGATTGTAGCGTCATTGTCGAAGTTAGAATGATTGTAGGTTAGAATCTTTTCACCCGCAGCGTCTACTAGATAGACATTGTATTTGAGATATTGTTGTTTGATGTTGAGTAGGTCGTTTTCTGTTACAGTCAATGAGAACAGTCCCTTAGTAGCACTGGATCCGTCGTCCTGTGTTATACAGTCTCGTTCGATTATGAGATTGTTGTTTTCGTCAAACGCTACAAACTTGGGAGTATAACTAGCAACATTTATAGGCCTTTGGTCTGCGTTCAACAGTCTAAACTGTAGTACGTTTTCTATTCCTTTATAAACTTGCACTTGTCTGCTATACACTGGTCTATACTCCACTATGAATCCTGCCACATCGGCTACAAGATTGATTCTATTCGATACTAAATACCTAGGCATTAATTGCATAGTAATATTTATCGGATCATGTTGACAAAAGAAATACAAGAAAACTTTCCATTCCTCAGCGTTGTAACCTATGGTGGCAACGAATACATCGGCATCATTATCAATCAAGATCACTCAGTAACTTCAATGTATGTGTATACTGATTTACGATCAAGGCCAGAACAATCAAAGTTCTTAGCAATGGGCGAAGCATGGTGGTGGGAATCAAATCGAATGATTCCCATTAATATTTTCTTAAAGAATGAGATGGATCCTTTTAGATATTGTATTATGACAATGAACTCAAAGGATGTAAGAGTAACCATAGGGCCCTGTGTTAATCTTAATAATCTGTCACTGAAACGTGTTAAGCGTAAGAGTATACAACTGGTACGCCGTCCTAAGGATTAATCTGCTCACACAGTAGATTCATGTGTACTACCACAGCCACTGCGTAGGAGGTGCCGTGTGCCTTCTTGAAGTAGTAACTATTGTCTGTCGGTTTCGTCCACACTTCTTGAAAAATCAAATTCCAATTGCTTCCACTCAAGTGCCGTTTCGCCGGACGAATGATCGCTAGTGTTGCTGCCAATTGCTCTACCGACGACGGTTTCAATTGCTTCAATAGTTCGCCGTGCCCGTTCAGATGAAAGACTTTGTCGCTGAAGTCCGTGTGTTCCAGAAGTTCCCATATGGGCTCTCTGTTCATCAGTTCAGTTAGGTGTGCTTCATCTCGAACATCTTTGTATATGCTTACGTTGAGAAAGTCTAGTTTAAAATAGCCTCTGTCTTCTGCTGTCTTGTAGTCTATGGTGGCTAGATTGTCCAAAGGGTTACAGGGTATCTCTGTAACATAAACACCCGAGTTGTGTTTTTTTCCTGAGTCTAATCTAGCCACACGATGCTGTAGCTTAGATAATATTTGATCCCTGTTGGGAAAATCTAAGTCAATGTCCATTTATACTTTCTCTAGCTTTCGAGCCTTTTTAGTTGCCATGTCCCACTTGAGTCTGCTTACACGATCTTTAAAGGTTATGCCCTGTAGGTGATCCCATTCATGTAGATAGCACTTAGCACTGTAGCCTTCAATCTTGACAGTACACTCTTCTAGATTCTCATTGTAGAATCTAGCCAATATTTCTTTGGGTCTGTTTATTTTTACAAACACATTAGGAAAGCTTAGGCATCCTTCGACATCCGCTGTAGCACCCGAAGTGTACTGTAGAACAGTGGGATTGATACAGAGTGTGCTGTTGTTGGCACTGTCGCCCATTACAAACACCTGTGCGTCTAGACCAATCTGATTAGCTGCTAGACCTATACCGTTGTTGCTCAACATGATGTCTACCATTTGTTGTTTGACTTCAGCGGGATCAAATGTAAGGTTTTCTAAATCAACTTGTTTAACTTGCCGATCTAAAAATTCATTTGGATAATAGAGTAATTTCATAATTTACTTTCCTTGACAATTTCTTTTACTAGTTCTAGGTCTTTGATTTGACGTTTAAATCTCAGAGCCCAGTGTTCTGGATTAATCACATGATAGACCAATGCTAATTGTTCATCGTTGAATGTACTTAACATTTCCTTGCCTGTGCGACAGTTGAGTATCAGCCAAGGCGAAACTTTTCCATCTCTGATATCCCACACTGCTTTATTCGCACTTACATAGCCAAAGTAGTGATTCCACACACTGTTCTTTTCTTCAGCCCACAGCATCATGTTGTTAACGCTGCGTTCCAGTGCTGTGGTAACATCTTCTTTGAGTATCAGTTCAAGAGCATACTTTTCATACATTTCATCTCTACACCAGTGATCCAACTTAACTCCACTGGTCACTACATGGTCTATGTAACGCTCAGGATAAAGTGGCTTAACATTGCTAACAAAACTGCCGAATTTAACAAAAGCGTTATAATAAGGAGACTTCGTAAAATCTTCATAAGTTTTCTCTTTTTTCGTGCCCGCTGACAGCGCATAGAATCTTTGGAATGCGTAGAGACCATATCTTACTCTTTTCTCATCCTTTTGTAGCCAACGTCGTTTAGGCTCACACATGTGCGCTGCGAGAGTTTTCTCTCGCATATACCCGTTACCACAGTATTCACACTTGTAGGGCTTTTCAGAGTTTGATGTCAATGCTATGTTCTTCAGCCAGTTGTTTGAGTTCTTTTTTTGTAGATATTCTAGCAAGCAGTTCTACCTCATCTGTTTTCATATTGGGATAAATTTGTTCTAACAGTTTGACCGCAGCACTGTTGCCGCCTTCTCTCTTTTTAAAACCTATCCATGGGTGATATTCAATCTTGCCTGTGTTGCCTGACTGACACAGCAGTTGCCATTGCAGCTTGGGATGTCTTACACCTAGAACGTTCCAGTTTTTATTGTAGTATTCGTTGGTCTTAAAAACTGCTAGCTCTTGTTTTTCTCTAGAGCCCTGTACTGAGCTTGCGTATCTGTTCAACAACCAGAAGCTGACCTGTTTGCGTTCATCATCTGAGAGTTCATCCCAAACTGTTTTAGCACCCATGTCAACTGCGGCCAGTATATCTTTTATTGGTAATTTATCTGTCATAGTTATACTTTACTATCTCTTCTACCACTTTGTCAAACTCTTTTAGACGCAACATGTTAGCACCGTCGCTGGGTGCTGAGTCTGGGTCAGCGTGTACTTCTAAAAAGAAATTTCTAATGCCCAGAGCACTAGCTGCACGACATAGGCCAGGGACATAATCCCTATTCCCGCCGCTGCTACTTCCGAGGCCACCTGGCTTTTGTACTGAGTGCGTGGCATCCAAAACAATATCACAATCAAAATTATTAAGCATATAGTCAAGGCCGGTGAAATCAACAACCAGATTATTATATCCAAAACTAGTTCCCCTTTCAGTGATCCAAACTTCTTCTGCGTCTGCACACTTACTTAGTATTCCTGCTACATCCCACGGCGCTAAGAATTGACCTTTTTTAATATTTACAACACAGTCTGTAGCACATGCTGCTTGAATGAGATCAGTTTGTCTACACAAGAAAGCAGGGATTTGAATAACATCTACAACACTGTAAACACGACTGATTTCGCCAACAGTATGACAGTCGGTGAGCAGTTTATATCCTTGTTTTTTTAATTCTAAAAAGTCAACCATTGTTTTGGTAATACCGACTCCACGTTTACCTGTAATGCTGGTGCGGTTGGCTTTGTCATAACTGGCTTTGAAATAGTATTCAATGCCGTACAGATCACACACACGTTTACATTCTGTAGCTATTTCTAAACTTTGCTCATATGATTCGTGTTGGCATGGGCCTGCTATGATTCTCATACACTTGTTCCGCTAGTACGTCTTACTATATCATCGTGATTGAATTCAGCCCAGTATAGTTCAAATGCTACACCGTCTTCGACACCTTCAAACTGGTGAATCTTGCCGGGCTTGACCTGTGTAAAGTCGCCTGCACTTAGAACGGTTTCATCTACTAGCCCTTGATCATCTTGCCATACACGAACAATCATCTTGCCCGACTCTACAAAAAAGCCATTCCATTTAAATTTGTGTTCGTGTTCTGAACATTTGTATCCTGCATTAAATTCAATACGATGAAATTCAAGAACACCGTTTGCATGGATCAGCTCTGTGGATCCCCATATTTTACCAGCGCGAATTCCCATTTATAATCTCCTATCTATAATATAATTTTTAAAATATTCTAATGCTTCGTCCCAGTATATACTCGGTCGATGGTCATTGCCGATATCTATTGCAAGCGTCCATCTTCCTTGAGTTAAACTTGGATTATAAGTTCCATGAGGTCCGCTTACATTTACTAAACTTAGTTCATTGGTAG